TTTGGGTAAAGGAAAAAGCATTTCACTAACACCTGATAATACTAAATATGCTCCAACATAAGTAAGTGACTTTGATAAAAAAGCTGATTTAAAAATCCCTGTTGCACCTGCATCAGCACCAAACACAAATCCTCCATCAGCAAAGCCTATACCACCACCTAAAAAAACAATACCTATTAATGCTGCTCCTAGTAATATTTTTCCAACACCCCTACCAGCACCAGTGATAACAGGAATAAAATGTATATCTTCCTGTCCAATAGGATGAGCTAACTCTGATTCATCTACTGCATAATTACCAACTTTTACCTGATAATGTTTTGGACTCATATATTTCTCTACACCTTCAAAATTATTTATCAAAAAACTAACAGCATGAGCTAAAGTATCTGCCTTTACTTCAAATTCTTCATGTCCTACAAACTTTGCAAGTTCTCCATATAATTTTATTTTACGAAGCATAACGATACCTCTTTCCTGTGCATTTTAATAACCACGGAGAATATGGTTCTCTACAAGATAGTCTATCGGTTAAATGATGTAATACCTCATCTCCAAGAAAAATAGCTACATGATTTAAAGTTGAATCTAAAATACTCATCAATAAAACATCTCCAATTTGTAACTTTTCATCTGGTCTGAGTTCTCTAAATCCTGTTCGCCAAGCATAGCTTTCAAATAAAGGATCTTTCATAAACTCTTCTGGAGTAATAGTTCTTTCATAATCTTTTAACTCTATACCTTTTTCCTGTTTGTAATAGTCTCTTACCAAACTCCAACAATCTGTAATACCCCATACCCATTGCCTACCAAGCAAAGGTGCTTCATATCCTTGCGGTTCATAATATCCCCATTTTTTTGTCTTAGGATTAACAATATGCCACGGAAGCCCACTTTGTTCACACGCAACCTTATCTGCCTGACTAGCTTCTGGAGGTGTTGTCGGATGACTATGAACAACAGCAGTAACTTCTCCTACATTTGTAGCCTTTACATAATCTTCTGGATCAAGAATAAAACATTGATGTGCTGTCATTGAAAGATTACGGCAAGGATAGTATCTTTCTTTACCTCTTACATTCAGCAAAAGACCAACAGATTCTTTCGGATCTTCAGTTTCAGCATGATTAAGTGCAGCGTCTTTCCAATTCATGAAGCAATCGTACCAATAGAAGGAAACTCGGCTCTAGTACATTGTCTGTTAGGAGCACGAATACCAGCAAGGTCAAATACAGATGCTAATTCAAACTGAACTACCTCTCTATTTTCTGCTGATTTTCTATCTATTTTATATATCTCCTGCGGAAACTCTGCTGTGCTATCTGGTGTTCCATAAGGATTTATGTCTCCAGGAAAATTAACAGCATCTAAAAATCTTGCAAGAGTTCTAATACGAGTAACAGTTGCACCAGTAAGATCATTACCAGCAGTTGTTGTATTTACGCTAAGTAAAATAGCTGTAATAGTTCCTAGTGCATTGCTGACAGTTAATGTAGGTCTAGGTAACTGTCCTTGTCTGAAAGCAAAACCTTCAGCTTTTATTGGAAATCTTTGATAAGTATTACCAGCCCAGACTATCTCTCCATTATCTTTAAGACTACTACCTGCATGAAACCTGTAAATAGTAGTAGCACCATGCAAACTATTATCAAGTTGTAAGGTAAAAAGTTCAATTATTGCTGACGGATTTGTATTCTGAAGATTGCTAACAATAGCAGAACTGCTCATGGTTCAAACACCTCTCTAAATGTTGCTTGAATTGTTGCTCTATTGTTATATGGTATAGATTTATTCCAGTTCTCGCAAACATATTGACCAGCACCAGATAAAGTAATCGAAACATTACCACTATTGGTAGCACTGGTAGCAGCAGTGACAGTAAATACGTTGGAATCTGTAACCGAAGCGACAAGGAATGTACCATCAGTGGCAGATCCAGAAGTGTAATCAATAGTAAGTTCATCTCCTACAGCTACACCATGACTTGTGATTGTGATTGTTACTGTAGTTCCTGATTGAGAGTAAGTTCCTGTTTTTGTAAAACCTTCTCCTGGTGGAGTGAAAGTAAAGCTGGCACTATCATTGGCACGACTGTCAAGGAAGCCTTCTATGGTGTCCGCATCCGTTTCCGATACGTTGAAAGTAAGATTAAATATCTTAGGATTTTGATGAGCAGCAAGTCCAAATAATATTCTGTGTTCATAGCCATCAGCAAAACGAACTGTTCTAGTATTTGGTGCGGATCTTTTCTGCTGTCCGTATGTTGGTGTGATTGATGGAAAAGTAGCCATTATGCAAGTAAACCTCCAGGTCTTTTCTGTTTAATTAATTCTGTCTCTATAGCTGCTGATAATGCAATACCTAATGCTCTACCTTCATCTTCATCTCCTTCTACATTAGAACCAGAAGCATCTACATTTACAACTATATTTGTTGAACCACCCATGCCACCAAGATTATGATTAGCAATTATTCGACCACCTGCATCTGGGATAAACATTTCTGCTCCTCTTTCTCCAACAATATATGGCTGACCTCTTCTAACAGTACCTCCATTTGCTCTTCCAAAAGTAAAACGTGATACCTGTTGAGTGGGCGTTAGAGTTGGAGTTGCACTTACTGCACTTCTAGTAAAATTATTGCCAAACATATTACCAAACAATCCCATAATTCCTGATCTTATCTGTGCAGCCAATATTTGTGCAGCCATGTCCAAGAAATGATCTGCTGTTCGATTAAATAAATTTCGCAGTGCATCTTGTGCTGTCATTGAACCTCTAACAATACCTTTAAATGATTCAGAAAAACTTGCTCCAATACTTTTACTTAAAGCATCAACTTGCATTAAGGGATCTAATAATTTGTTTAACTCATCTTTAGGTGCTTGCATAATTAGTGCTCTTTCAACAGATTCATTAAAATCTCTTTGTGCTCTAATATTTTCTTTTACTACAGCTAATCTTTTTTGAAATCTTTCTTCTACAGTTCCAAGTCTATTTTCTAACTGTCCTTCAGCAGTAGTTAATTTAAGTGTTGCCTCTCGTGCTTTTTCACTCATCATCATAAATTCTTTTGTATGTGTAAGTGTTTCTGGATCAAATATTGCTAAAGTTAATGCTCTTGCATTAGCTACATCCTCTTTTGAAGGTTTTACTGCTTCTAATTCTTTTCTTATAGTTTTTTCATTCTTTATAGCTTCAGCAAATATGGAAGCCTCTTTCAATCCTCTTTGTTCTAATATCTCCAAAGACTCTTTTGCTTGTTCAATACCTAACTCATTCTTCTGAAATAAAGTATCTACTGTTGTTATAAATGTTTGTGCGTCTTTATTTAAATTTGCGTATAGGTTAAATGTTGATCTATCTCTGAATGTCTCTGCCAAAGCTAAAGAAGATTGAGCACCAAAAGCAGCAAACGCATTAGCAGCTTGTAATGCTTCTTCTTTTGTAACTTTCATATTTTTTGCTAAAAAAGTAATATCAGTAGCAGTTAAACGTGAAGTCCCACCTGTTCTTTCAATAGCTACATTTACTTTTTCAATTTCTTTTCTAAAATCTATTGCCTCTTGTATTCTTTGTGCAATTACAGTACCAATAATAGACAAAGAAAATCCAAATTGACCACCTATTGCACCACCAAGAGCACCACCAACTCCACCTCCGATTGCTCCTAAAGCTCCTTGACCAAATAACAAAGGAAAACCACCACCAATAGCTGCACTACCGATAGCACCCCTAGCTCCACCCCTAAAGAAACCTTGTCCTTGTGCTGCACTTCCTCCAGCAGTTTTGGTAGTTTTAGCTAATTTTTGTGTTGTAACAACACGTTCTTTTAATGCTCTATTTTGTGCTCGTTCTAATTTAAGTTGTTTAGCTTTTATATCTCTTATTTCCTTATTAGCTTTTTTTTCTTTTAAAAAATCTCTAAATTGTTTCTCTTTATTACGTCTAATAGATTTAGCAATAGGATCTCCAGCAAATCCAAGTCCAAAATTACTTGCCTGTCTTGCAGTTCTACTCATGTCTAAATTTGACATTAAATTACGTCTAAAAGTGCCTCCAGCAAATAAACTTTGTGCTTCTCCAGGAAATATAGGTTCTGAAAAGCCAGGAAATATTGGAGAAGTTAATGGACTTGATTGACCTCTTAATCTATTTGCAGCATTAGCTCTTCTTGCTTGATTTCTTTGATTTCTACGAATAGATTTTGAAACAGGATCATTAGCTATACCTAATCCACTTGCTGATTTACTAAAAGCTGCAAAATTGTTTTTATTTAACCTTATTTGATCTTGTATTAATTTATTTTGTCTTTCTCTTGCAGAATTTGATAAACCTAAAGCATTTACAAATTGACGAACTGCTAAAGTTTCATTTTGTGAGCCTAAAACTGCACCATTCAATGCTTCATTAGCTTTTTGTAAAGCAGTTTGATAACTATTTACACTTTGCGTTACTTTATTAAATTTTCTTGCTGATTCATTAAGTCTATTTACTGATTTAAGAGTATTATCAATTCCTTTTGTAAGTTTATCTAACTGTTGTCTACCTTTTATACCTACAACAATATCTACATTATAATTAGCCACTTGCTATAAAAATAAAAACATTTCTTCTATATTACCTTCTTTTACCTCTTAAAGCATTAGTTTTCTGTGCTTGTTCTTTTTGTTTATTATATTCCTCATGCTCAATCTCAATATAAGCAGCCCACGCTATCATTTCTTCAATAGTTAAAGTCTCACATAACTCAGCCACAGTTTTATGTAATGTTTTTGCTAATGAAAATAAAAACTGCCAATCTTTATTAGCTTTTTAAATCGGCTTTAGCCTCTTCAACCTCCTTATCAGCACCAGCATTAACCATTGCTAATTGTATCTCTTCAAGAACAGATGATTGAATCTCTCTTCTTAATGAAGCCTTATCTCCATCTTGGAATAATTTATTACCATCTTTATCTAATGCTTTTTCTATCATCATAAGCAATGCATAATCATTTAAATCATCAGAACCACTTTTTTTTATTATGGCTTCCCTTTCAGCAATAGTTAATGGATGCCAATAAACAGTAAGAATTACCTCATCATCTTGTTTTACATCATGTTTATAAAGTTGAGAAACTCCAAACTTGTTTTTTAAAAGATCAACTGCTCTAGTCATGTTAATGTATAGCTATCATCATTATACTAAGCGTTGGCAGTAAATTGACAAGATATTAAGCCTAAAAAATGTGAAGAATCATCACGTTCAATCGGTGTAACTCCAACAACATCAAGAACTCTTGGAGTACAACTAAATGTATCGGTATAATTAGAAGCATTAACAGAAGTAAGTCCATCAATAACTGCTTCACCTAATGCAGATAAAGTTGAACTACCTTTTCCTCTTGGAACATAAATATTACATTGAATAACACCAGAATAGAAATCCTGTGATGCACCTTGAGTTTGAGTTGTTGCCTGTGAAAAATCAACAGACATAACAATATATTTTTTAGTTTTTCCAGGAGTCTTATAAACCATATTGTCATAAACCATTTCAACAGTAGCGTCTACTGCTGCAACTGCATCTGTTACTGCTTTTTCAAAAGCTGCTCTGGTGTTAACTAAAGTCATGGATTAGTGTAATCAACAAATACATCATCAGTACCACCAAATAAACCGAAACCTTGCAAGTCTCTTACATTCTTAGATTCATATTTCACTCCAGAACCATAAGTACCAACGGCTAATTTTGGTTTCTTGTCTGTAAATACTTCATTAATTATTTTTCCTAATTTTCCTTGCACATATTGAGGTACTCCACTTCTGGGGGATGCCAAGGCTCTAGCTGCATATTCTGATCTATTACCAATGAATACTTTTGAAAAGGGTTTGAAATTAAATGATAA